ACATCAGCGAGTCAGACATAGACGACACAGTAAGTACTGCGATCAACGACTATGACTTCGATGACAAGGTCAATGATGCGGTTACATCAGCAATAGATCAGCTTGACTTGACTGAGATGATTCGCACAGAGATCAAGGACAACATCTCGTTCAGCGTGTCAGTAGACTAATGGAGGTAACATGGACACAACCACAACAGAGAGCTTAGCGTTTCAGCAACTCTCTAACTATGCCAAGCAACAGGCAATCACTGAGTACGGGCAACCGCCCGATGATTGGCATGAGGACATCTACGCACGAGCTATGGAGGAGGGCCCCGCAAGGGGCTTCCATCTAGCAGAGATTCAGTTCAGCGGGTTTAGCTCACAAGGCGATGGCGCGTCATGGACTGGGCATGTGTGGCTACCTGACTTCATCGAGTATCACAACAAGCCAGAGCATGATGACTACACGCAGTACGTTGTGTTGCGTGAGCTTATCAAGGATGGTTGGTGTGAGGAAAGCTTGACCATCAGTAGGCATGGTTTCTACTACAACCATAGTGGCATGATGCGTGGCTCTGGCGTGGATGATCGCCTCCATTACGCAGAGGACGACTCAGTCATGGACAGAGGTATCTTGGAGGGCGCTAATGTGAAAGAGCTAGCCAACTCCATCAACAGCGATGCGATGTTCAATGACTTAGATGAGTGGACACTACGCAAAGCGCAAGCTTATGCCAACGACATATACAAACAACTAAAAGAAGAGTACGAAGCTTACACAAGCGAAGAGTACTTCATAGACTTGTGCGACATCAACGGATGGCGCTTCGATAAACACGGCAAACTAGTAGAGGGAGATCACCATGGGATATAGATCAGACGTAGCGTATGTCATTAAGTTCGATGACATAGAGACACGCGACAACTTCGTAACGCTGATGCTTGCGAAGAATGAACCGATAGTTACGCAGGCAATCAATGAGTGTGAGTATGGGTACAAGGATGACCCGATCATTACCTTTAAGCAAGAGAGCGTTAAGTGGTACGAAGGTTTTGAGGATGTGCAGGCGCATCAACAACTTATGAAAGATGCAGTAGAAATTTATGGAAAGAAAGGAGGTAGGTATAGGTTTATCAGCGTTGGAGAAGACGGCGCTGAAGAGTGTGAAGAAGACGACGATGATGGTGACTTGTGGGATTACATCACGACAAGGCACGAGATACACACATCGTTTCCAACAATCCCCACAGGGGAATCAACATCAACTTTAGATCAGGAGTAATTATCATGGCATATGTATGTAGAAACTATCAAGAAGCAGTAGGCACATTTGCAATGCGAGGTGCAGTACGCAGTAAGGCATGGCAACCCAACGAGCGACCACTTGACCCCAAGCCACGCTCAGAACACCGACTCATCGAGGGCAGTAATGAGTATGGCAAGTACTTCGACGTCAAGCTGTATCAGACTATCATGGCGCGGTTCTACGAGCCCAAGGTAGAGGATGGCAAACGCGTTGAGCGTAGGTTGTACATGGGTCACAACTCGCAGACTAGTCAGCAGTTCATGCGTCACACACTACGCGTTGACCTTGGTGTGAACGTAGACTGGCGTGACCACACAACACACGCAGATGAGCTAATCATCATGCCCATCTACACCAAGGCGTTTATGGTTGACGGCGACAGAGATACGCCGTTCAGCTTGGACGCTGTGTTTGTCGACGGCGTACTAGATACTGTGCAGTCTGAGCACACCAAGCACTACCGACTAGTCGCGGACAAAGATGTGCGTGCATTCAAGCAACGTGTTGCCGCACACTTTGAGCCCTACATCATGCTTGCACAGATGCGTATGCCAGAGTTCAAAGCTGAGTGCAGGCTTGACTACAAGTATGGTCAAGCGTTCGGTGGGGAGGGATACAACCGCGAGTACTACATGGCGATACAAGAGATGTGGAATGACCCCGAGCCACAACAGCGGTTCATTGATACATTCTTTGAGATGTGTCAGAGCGCGTTCAACATCATCGCGTCCAAGCGTGGTGCTGACCAAGCGGGTTTCCAAATGGCAGGCTCTTGGTACAACCGCAACACCAGTACCGACAACACAGTCGACGACTTGAAGAAGCCCATCGAGATGGTCGAGTTCAGGCGTGCCATCCTTGACAGGATACACAAATACGTTGGCAGTAACTCACTTAAGAAACCAGAGGAGGTGAAACAATTCCCTAGAAATTCTGAATACCCCCGTAGTAATATACAAACATAACACCCTTAGGGTTTCCGCTAGGTTGTCAAGTCTTTGACAACCTATGCTATAATTTCTTTAAACAAAACAGGAGAAGCACTATGAGCTATGAGAAGATGACTCTCAATCAGAGAGTACAAGCCGCGAACATTGACTGTATGCGGCACCCTAAATTCGCCTTGCTGTCAGGCGTCATCATGCTAGGTAAGAGCGAGGTGTCTACCAAGGTACCTACTGCCGCTACCAATGGGCGTGACAAGAAGTATGGCGCTGACTTCATTGCACCACTCAACCGCAAGCAGATGCGCTACCTTGTACTGCACGAGAACTTTCACGTTGCACTCAAGCATTGCATCTTGTTCAAAGAGTACACACGTAAGTTACCCAAGCTTACCAACATAGCACACGACTATGTGGTCAACGCACTCATCGAGGAACTCGACCCCGACTTTAAGTTTGTCGAGCGTCCTACTGAGTCGTTGTGCATTGATCGCAAGTACTTCGGTTGGTCATTCCCGCAGGTACTCAACGACATGCTCAAGAATGGGCGTAAGGAACCTGACAAGGGTGACAAGGGCGATGGTGATGGCGGTGACTTCGATGAGCCCCTCGATGCACACGAGGATGGTGAGTTCGATGACAACCCAGTCGAGCAAGAGAAGCTAGGCAAGCAGATCGACGATGCCAATCGTCAGGGCGAGATACTTGCACGTAAGCTTGCGGGTAAAGAGGGTGGCGGTCGTGACATCTTGGGTACTGCCAAGGAACGCATGACTGACTGGAAGCAAGCATTGCAGGAATGGATTAGCTCTATCTCTGCGGGCGATGACAACTCTCGATTCTGTCCTCCCAACAAGCGCTTGCTCGCTTCGGGCTTCGTTATGCCATCACACTTCACAGAGTCAGTCGGTGAGTTGATACTTGCGGTCGACACATCGGGCTCTATGTATCCATACTATCGTCTGCTGTTCGGTGAGATCGCTCGCATCTGCAACATCACCAAGCCTGCGGGTGTGCGTGTGTTGTGGTGGGACACTACTGTATGTGGTGACCAAGCATTCAAGCCTGCTGACTATGAACAGATCGCTTCGCTCATGAACCCCAAGGGCGGTGGCGGTACTACTCCTGATGTTGTTGTCGACTACATCAAGGAACACAAGATCGACGCTCGGGCAATCGTCTGGTTGACAGATGGTTACCTTGGTTGCGATACCCCGAATACCCCAATGCCATCTCTGTGGGGTGTGGTAGAGAACGAGTCATTCGTTCCTACTCATGGCAAAGTCCTGCGTATTTCTGTTTAACTTAATCTTTGGAGATCTTTATCATGAATCAATTCTTATCCGCATCACAAGTTGTTTCCCTCATCGCCGCTGTCGGTGACAAGCGCACAGTAATTGTGGAGGGCGAGAACGGCATCGGCAAGACCGCCCTGTTCCACGCACTACGCAAGCTACCCAAGTTTGCTGACCACATCGCTGTGCAACCTATTGACTGCACTCAGTTGTCTGACGGCTCTGTGTGGATGCCTGACCTCGATCGTGAGAATGGCGTGTCTCGTGAGTTACCCAACGAGCGCTTCGGTGTTAGCGCACACAACCAACTCGGTGTCAACAACTCCAAGCCTATCCTCGTAGGTCTGGACGAGATCGCCAAGGCACCGCAGTTCATCAAGAACGTGCTTGCCCCGATCATCTATGAGCGCAGGGTCGGCAATCTAAGCATGCCTGAGGGTAGCGTTGTTGTGTGCTTTACCAATCTATCAGTCGAGGGTCTTGGTGATTCTATTCAAGCTCACCTACGCAATCGTCTCGTGTTCGTCAAGATGCGTAAGCCTACGGCTGACGAGTGGGTCAAGTGGGCTACTGACAATCGCGTCAACCCAATGATTATTGCTTTCGTTAGCAACGAGCCACGCGTTATGCAATCGTTCCTTGACTACGAGAAGGGCGGTATGTTCGAGGGCAAGGACTTGTCCAAGGACAACGGCTTCATCTTCAACCCCAAGTCTATGCAACTTGCATACGCTACACCTCGCTCGTTGGTTGCCGCTAGTGACATCCTCGATGCGGGTCTTGGTGTTCTCGATGACGACACACTTGAGGCGGCTCTCGTTGGTACTGTCGGTGCTACTACTGCACAGGCATTGTCATCGTTCATTCGCTTCGGTCGTGAGATCTGCGAGTACTCGCGTGTCATCAAGACTCCTGATACAGCACCGCTGTCCGACAACCCTACGGCGCAGTTGATTCAAGTATTCCAGTTCGTTACTCGCGTGGCGGACAGGACAGAAGCAGAAGCCATCGTCAAGTACGTGTGGCGTATGCGTGCAGAGATGCAATCGATCTTCTGCAACACAGTAGCAACAAGTCAGCGTGTGGCTTTGTTCGCTACGATCAATGAGTTCGGTCGCATGTTAGCCGAGCACAAAATCTTTTTCTCAACCAAGTAATCACAAGGAGTTTATATCATGACAACTACACCTCGCCTCAACATCGACACATGCGCAATGCTTGTGGAGTTCAACGCTTCTGTGTGGACAGCACGCAAGCTAGACAAGACTACCACCAGTGAAGTGGTGGCAAGCAAGAACGCGGGGGCTAAAGATGCCGCCCGTGTCAACAAGCACCTGCTCGCAGGTCGCACCGAGTTGGACATCATCCAACAAGCGGTCGGTCGCGCACGTCAATTCGTGTACGACAATACAGCACCTTGGTCTGACTCAGGTCTGCGTCTCTTACCTACTATCAATTTCATGAAGTTCACTGAGCGCATGAATGACTTCGAGGAAGAGATGGAGACACTGGTCAAGGCTTTCGTTGTCATCTACCCTACGCTTATCACAGCGCAGGCATTGGCTCTCGGTGACATGTTCAAGAGAGATGATTACCCATCCGCTAATGAGATGATGACTAAGTTCTCATTCCGCGTTAACTACATGCCAGTCCCATCATCGGGTGACTTCCGCGTAGACGTGGGCAACCAAGCACAGGCAGAACTCAAGGCTCGCCTTGAATCTTTGACACAGGAACGCATCGACTCTGCTATGGCAGATGTGCGTGAGAGACTTAGCACCCACCTCAAACGTATGTCGGACAGATTGACTACTGACTACATTGGCGGTGAGGCTAAGCAAAGGCGCTTCCACGACACGCTTGTCGATGGTGCGCTAGAGTTGTGTGATCTCACCAAGGCATTGAACGTAACCAATGACGTTACCCTTGAGACTGCACGTAGTCAGTTAGAGCAGTTACTTGTAGGTGTTACACCTACGGATCTGCGAAAGAACGAGGCTATCCGTCAAGACGTCAAGAGAAACGTAGACGCCATCCTCGACAAGTTCAACTTCTGAAAGGCAACCATGAACACACATTACCTAACACACGTTCGTCGCATCTTTGCTACATACGATGCACCTCCCGAAACCATCCGTAGTTACCAACGCCAATGGGTACGTTCTATCCGTAGGCTTGGTGACAAGTGGTTGGTTGCTCGCCCAGTCCCCCGCTTAGAAGCATAAACAGAAAGGAAACGGTCATGCCTGATATTCAAACCGCACTTAAAACCGCAATCGATGCGTGGGAACCCACCCCCACAGGACAACAACTTAAGGAGAAACTTATGCAAAATAGACCAGTATTCGAAGTTCAGAACAACGTCACCCGAGTCACCTTTGACTATATAAAGTTACACCCCGGCACGACATCCACAGCCGCGAGCCGTGATCTAGCCAAACATGGGTTCAAAGAGTCGTCAGTCACAGCACTCATGACGCAGTTCGTTCGTGCAGGGCTTGCTGTGCGAGATAACAACCACGGCTATCGTGTTACTGTGGACGAGTACACACCCATGAAGGCAACACAGAAGTACGCCAAGAAGACTGTGGTTAAGGCGAAGCCTGCGCCTAAGGCTCGTGAGCCACAGAACGACGGCATTGCCGCGCTACAACCCGAAGCTACGAGCAAGCGCGTGGTGAACACGATTGTGTTTGGTAAGCCTCCAGAAGAAGTTGTCAAACACATGAACATCTACCAAGCCAAAGAGTTGTATATGCACCTCAAAGAAATGTTTGGAGGTTGATATGAAAGAAGATCTAAAGCAACAAGCGTTTCCAGATGACGATAATTTTGGCATCAGCATGCGCGACTATTTTGCGGTGCGAGTTATGCAAGGTATGTTAAGTAATTCCGAATTTACAACTGTGATAAATTCACATGATAAGTTTGCGGAAATGTCTTACAGAATGGCGGATGCTATGCTGAGAGCAAGAGAAGGATAGCGTGAAAAGTAATCACAATATCATTCGTGAGTTACTCAAACGACACCCCGATGGTTTGAAGTCAAGCGATATAGCCAAGTTCACTGGCATAGACGTTCGTTCTGTCAACAAATCATTGGAGAGTGTGTTTGGTGTGTATGTCGATCGGTGGGAGAAGTCAACTCACCGCAATACACTAGCCGCAATATGGGTCGTCGTTGACGTGCCTGAGAACTGCCCTAAACCCAACTACACGGGCAGAAGAACCATATTAAATTCAAAGGACTAACAGGTTGTGATAGGGACGATTTGTGCAAGCCTAGTAGATGCGACCACACTTTGTCGGCAACAAGGGGCTGTTAAGTCCTTTGAAAAAATTATCCTTTTGTTGCCATTCCGCAACGCGATACGAGGGGGCGCGTAATCTACTTTACCCCCTCGCCTAATTAACAGGAGGTTGATATGTCAACACCAGAAGTAAAAGTCAAGAAGCAGATACGCAAAATACTAGATGAGTTGGGCGTGTACTACGCCATGCCCATCGGGACAGGATACGGGAACTCAGGGGTACCTGACTTTCTCGTGTGTGCTGGCGGCAAGTTCGTCGGCATTGAAGCGAAAGCGGGTAAAGGTAAAACCACCGCTCTACAAGAAGCCCATCTAAGCCGCATACGCGGCGCAGGGGGGATAGCCGTTGTCATCAATGAGGACAACATACAAACTTTAAAGGAGGTCTTATCATGAGTGAAGCAATGTCACAAGAAGAGTTAGAGCAACGAATTAACAAGATGTCAGACGAAGAGCAGGCGCACTTCAAGCTACTGATATACAAGTTGGTGATGTGTTATGGAGAAGGCAACGCGCAAGGCGTCGTCATCATCGGTCGCGCAGAGGATGCGTTTGCAGGAGTCGTTACCCTAAACTGTAATGAGATGGAGGCGTCGCAACTCATGTTGGCGGCAAACGATTTTTTCGGCTTTCTCAACGTCCTCGACGCACCACCCAAGGAGAACTTTAATTGACACAAGATGAAATCCTAGCAACGCTACACAGAGTGGTGCAAGAGAACAAGCACTACACAACGTGGACTGTATCAACGCCACACTTAGTGGCTTTGGTTAACTTAGCCATTGAGCAAGAGCGTGAGGAGTGCGCGAAGATTGCAGAGATAGCAGAGCCGTTTACGTGTGCTGATCTTATCCGAGCAAGGGGTCAGGCATGACCAAACCATACGACAGAATAATAACCATCGACTTTGAGACGTACTGGGACAGCAAAGAGTACACGCTCTCTAAGATGACAACCGAGGAGTACATACGCCATGATAAATTTAGAGCGTTCGGAGCTTGCGTCCACGTATACGGAAGCGATGAACCAATTAGATGGTTTGGAGATGCAGAGCTACGTGAGTACTTTTCTGGAGTCGATTGGGGACGAACCGCAGTACTTGCACACAACGCACAGTTCGATGTATCAATTATGGAGTGGAGATACAACGCCCGACCATGTTTCATCTTCGACACGTTATCGATGGCGCGAGCTTTACGTGGCGTGGAAGTTGGTAACAGTCTTGCCAAGCTTTCCAACGACTTTGGACTTGCCCCAAAGGGTAACGCTGTTTACTCGACAAACGGATTGTCCGAACTTACCCCTGTTGTTGAGGAAGAACTTGCGAACTACTGCAAACATGATGTGTATCTGTGCGAGGAAATATTCAAGAGACTTGTTGTTGCTTACCCATCCAAAGAGTTAAGGCTCATCGACATGACGCTCAAGATGTACACGCGTCCGCTGTTGCAATTAGACCAACAAATGTTAATCAAGGCACTAGCCGAGGAAGGAACTGCGCGTGAACAACTATTACAGAGGCTCGGCGTGGAGGATGCTGAGTTGGCATCGAACCCAAAGTTTGCTGAACTACTTACAAAACTCAATGTGGTTCCGCCCACAAAGACAAGCAAGACAACGGGGAAAACCACGCTCGCTCTTGCCAAGAACGATGCCCTATTTCAAACGCTACTCAACAGTGAACGTGAAGACGTTGCCCTACTTTGTCAAGCGCGTCTTAAGGTTAAATCAACCACTGAGCGAACGCGTGCCCAAAGATTCCTTGACATCGGCAAACGCGGCACGCTCCCAGTTCCGCTCTCGTACTACGGGGCGCAGACGGGTAGGTGGACAGCGGCCAAAGGCTCGGCAATCAACATGCAAAACCTCAAGCGAGGTTCATTCCTACGCAAAGCGATTATGGCTCCCGAGGGCTATCAACTGGTCGTTGGGGACTTATCTCAGATTGAACCGCGAGTTCTCGCGTGGCTTTCGGATTACCAAGATATGCTCGACATCTTCAAGGGAGGCGGTGACCCTTACGCGGCTTTCGGGGCTCAGATGTTCAACATCCCGAACCTCACCAAAGAGTCTCATCCAGACCTACGCCAATCTGCAAAGTCTGCGCTACTTGGGTGCGGTTACGGCCTCGGTTGGGCTTCGTTTGCCTCTCAACTACTCGTCGGTTTCCTCGGTGCACCACCGGTCAGGTACTCGCGGGACTTTGCGAAGCAGTTAGGCGTTGACTCTGAGTATGCGCAAGCGTTTGTGAAGCTCAATGATATTGATGACAAGATGTTTGACATACCGCACACCTGCTCAACTGAAGATCTTCTGAATCATGTGATTGCATCTAAAGCTATCATAGATACGTATAGGAGTACTGCGTACCCTGTTGTAGCGTTCTGGAGTCTCTGTGAAACAGCTTTACACAGGGCGCTTGTCAAGGGTGAGGAACTAGTGTATAAATGTATTACGTTCCGCAAAGGTGAGATAGAATTACCAAACGGAATGAAGTTGTTGTACCCTGATCTTCGCTATGTGAAGGACGACAAAGGTAGGAGCCAAGCAGTCTACGGGCCACACGCTACCAAGTTGTATGCAGGGAAGATAACGAACAACATTACGCAGGCATTGGCACGTATTGTTATGACGGATGGTATGTTGAGGGTAGCAAAGAAATACCCGATCGCAGGCACAGTGCATGATGAACTGATTGCTGTTGTACCTGACGATGAAGTGGTTGACGCTAAGACTTGGGTCTTGGCGCAAATGACTATGGAGCCAAGCTATATGCAAGGCATACCATTGTCCGCTGACGGTGGCGCTCACCGGAGATATGGGTTAGCAAAAAACTAGGAGAAGCAATGCAGATACCAAAACGCATACAAGTTGGCAACACTGAGTACGCCACAATCATGGTCAATAAAGCCAAGCGACAAGATACGTTGGGCACAATCGACTACACACACGGCATCATCTGGCTTGCCAAGAGAGATGCTTACGGCAACAAGTTAGACAAAGCAGAACTGGCCAACTCGTTCTGGCATGAGATGACTCACGCTGTACTACACGACATGAAGCACGAGCTATGTAGTGACGAGAAGTTTGTCAGTGCTTTTGCCAATAGGTTGAGCAGTGCAATTAACTCCGCAAAACTCTGAAGAGCAGGCTATGCTTGACTTGATGGAGATGCGGGGGTTTAGCATAGATTTGGATAAAAGCCACGCTTTCTTGCGTGACCCAAATGGCTACTCTACACTGATCGTCCGCTCTAAAGACGTCTCAAACATAGATACTGCATTCAAAATGTTTCAACTACTTAACCACTTATACAAATGAAACAACCCGCATGGTCACACTCAGCCCTCAAAGACTACGAGGGATGCCAACGCCGATACCAAGAGGTCAAGGTCTTAAAGAATTACCCGTTCACTGAGACTGAGGCAACACGTTACGGCAATCAGGTACATAAGGCTATTGAGGACTACATCGCAGAGGGTACGCCGATACCCGCCGAGTACTCACAGTTTCAACCTGTAGTGGACGCCATGATAAAGAAGAATGGGCGCAAGCTCGCTGAGTATGAGATGGCGCTGACTGTCGACCTCAAGCCTACTGGTTGGAAAGACAAAGACGTATGGGTGCGCGGCATTGCCGACATCCTAGTCGTTGATGACGACAACCTTACGGCGTGGGTGGGTGACTGGAAAACTGGCAACAACAAGTATCCTGATAGAGATCAGTTAGTTCTCATGTCGCTCATGGTGTTTGCCCACTTCCCACACATCCGCAAGGTCAACTCAGCATTGCTGTTCATTGTAAAAAATGATATGGTCAAGATGTCGATGGCACGAGATGACGTTGACAAACACTGGTGGGACTATCGTGAGCGTACAGCGCGGCTTGAAGCTAGCTTTGCCAATGACGTATGGAACCCAAATCAAACGCCACTGTGCGGTTGGTGTCCAGTAAAGACTTGCGAGTTCAACAAGAAACACTGAAAGGAAATACATGCCTTACGTAAACAAACCCCGCCCGTACGCAAAAGAGTACGAACAGTATGACGGCACACCGATGGTCAAGAAGAAACGTGCCGCACGAAACAAAGCACGAGCGATTATGGAGAAGGAAGGACTTGTACAAAAAGGAGATGGAAAAGATGTCGACCACAAAAGAGCGCTATCAAAAGGGGGAAAGACAGTACGCTCGAATCTCCGTGTCAAAGACGCGAGCGCAAACCGTTCGTATGCACGAAAGCCAGACCACTCTATTAAGTGACATACCTACTGCAAGACTTATCGATCTCTGGGTAGCGCGTTGGGGGCATGAATGGGTTGATCTGGTGGAAGTAACAGAAGACCCATTCTACAAAGATGCGTACGACAGAATGAGAAGAGAAGGTGAACTTGAGATTCACTTTCTAACCGACCGCTCTAAATATGTGTGTCGTAATCCAAAATAAATCAAGGAGAAGAAAATGGGAATGGTAAAAACTAAGATGATAGAAGATGCGTTAGATGCGCTGAACAGATCTATGACTACGTTCAATCCTAACAATGACCCTGTGTATTCCATACCGCTGTCTGAGCTAGTCAACTTGTGGCGTGCACGTTATGGTGATACGTGGGTAGATGTGTCGGAGATAGACGATGACTTTTGGTCTGACGCGTCAGCACGACTGCACACAAATAAAAAGATGGAAGAGCTAAACCATCACACAGGTAATACGCCGTGGGCTAGGCTAAAGGAAGATGCGTAATGCAAATCGTTGACGACAAAGCGCTCGTACTGCGCACGCGCAACCCAAACAAATACGCAATCATTCCAAAGCATAAGGTGCTGTCTGAGTCAGATGGTATCTATGAAGTAGCTGTCTACTGGGGCTTAGATGAAGCAAGGGTACTACGCAACCTCGGTGTGAAGGATGTGCCATCGCCTATCACTAGGCGCTATGACTGGCCGGGAAAGTTTATACCAATGGCTCACCAAATAGAGACATCTGCTTTCCTCACATTACACCGCAGATCATTCTGTTTTAACGACCCCGGAACTGGCAAGACTTTGTCTGCGCTATGGGCGGCTGACTTCTTGATGAAGCGTGGTGAAGTTAGGCGCATACTTATTCTTTGCCCTCTGTCTATCATGCACAGTGCGTGGATGGGTGACATCAATCGCAGTGTTATACATCGCTCTGCCATTGTCGCGCACCATGCTCAAGCTAGTCGACGTATTGAAATGATTCAGCAGGACTATGAGATTGTGATTGCCAACTATGACGGCCTTAACTTGATTGCATCTGAGATCAACGCTGATGGTAGGTTTGACTTAGTGATTGTCGATGAGGCCAACGCATACAAGAACCCATCAACGCGTAGATGGAAAACACTTGCGTCAATCATCAAGCCTGAGACGTACCTATGGATGATGACTGGTACGCCTGCATCGCAGTCACCTGTGGATGCGTATGGCTTGGCTCGCTTTGTTAACCCAAGCGGTGTGCCTAAGTTTCAAACAGCGTGGCGCGACAAGGTGATGAACAAGCTCAGCATGTTCAAGTGGGCTCCAAAGGCTAACGCCAAAGAGCTTGTATACGAAGCGCTCCAACCCGCAATACGTTTCACCAAAGACCAGTGCCTTGACCTACCGCCAGTCATCACAGTCACACGCGAAGTGCCGATGACGCCACAGCAAGCTAAGTACTACAAGCTACTCAAAGAGCAGATGCTTTTCCAAGCTGCCGGAGAAACAATCAGCGCAGTCAATGCAGGCGTTGCTGTAAACAAGTTGCTACAAATCAGTTGTGGTGCCGCGTACACAGACGAGAAGGAAGTTGTTGAGTTCGATGCCGCGCCTCGCCTTGGGGTACTGGCGGAGGTATTAGAAGAAACAAACCGCAAGGTAATTATTTTTGCTTTGTTCCGCTCAAGCATTGACACCATCGTCAAGTATCTTACTAAGCATGGCTATGCCGTTGACCAGATTCATGGCGACGTGTCAGCAACCAAGCGTGGTCAGATCATTAACGACTTTCAGACTACCGACAACATCCGCGTACTGGTGTTGCAACCACAAGCGACAGCCCACGGGATTACCCTAACTGCCGCTGACACAGTTGTGTTCTTTGGCCCACTCATGT